GGCCAGCAACTTCAGGCGCGTCTCGATCTGAAGCTTGCGGTGCCCAAGCATGTCCTCCACCGTCGTGTAGGTCTTGTCGTCACCCATCACCTGCTTCTGCCCCATCACAGGAGTGTCCGCGATCAGCAGCGCCTCTTCGGCAATGGCGTCAAACCCCATTTCCCTCGCGTGCGCGATGCGTTCGGAAAGCGCGTCATCCCGCGCAGACCACGCATACACCGCCGTCCACGCCGGCATGTGGACGTCCCTGCATATCTGCCTCAACGGCTCGCCGTTACTGAGTCGTTCACAGATCTCTGCCGCTAGCTCTGGGGTGTATTTGCTGGGCCGGCCGGTTTTCTTGGGCGCGTGCACTGCGTCGATGTCTACCCCGTCCATTTTCGGGGGTTTTGACGCACGCTTTGCCTTGGGTGATACCGTTGCACCACCTGATGGGCTTGCGTCGCTCTTGGCGCGTTTGCGTGGCTTCTGCGCGGATGTTTCTGGCATGACCGTAGTCCTATCCGTTATTCGTTCCGGCGATGATATCCGATTCGGTTGGTTGCGGGGGCAGGATTCGAACCTGCGACCTTTCGGGTATGAGCCGAACGCGCTGCCAGACTGCGCTACCCCGCTCCTCAAGCCGGCTGCATAGCCGAGTATCCCCAGCCCGCGGCGACGAATCTCACGCCTACCGTGCACCCGACATGATACCGATTCGGTTTCGATTGGCTATAGCAGTATCACGAAAGCGCAAAAGAACACGAACGCAATGAACGCAATTGCCTCTTCGAATATCACTCGCCTTGATATTTTACTACTTTCCGTTTGTGAGCGCACTTACCGTCTCCTTTAGTATCGGTTTACTCATTCTTCCGCTCCTATCCCGTGTGCGCGTTCGACTGCCCCTGCAAACCGTTTTATAGTATTTAGCGCCCTTGAATCCACCAGCATTATGTTGAACTCAGCCCTGTAGCATTCATAGATTTCATCATCCGTCAGCGGCTTCCTGACCTTCTCCCGCGCTTCCTGTGCTAGTGCTTCCTGCCTGTTTATCTTGGTCATGTGTTCTTCTCCCGCAACAACGCCTCCACCGCTTTAATCAAATCCCACGCGGAATATTTTGCATATAGCGCGTGAGCCTCTTTGTCTGTGATGCCTTTCCATTTAGCCACCGTTTTTCTCCTTGAGCTTGGCTTGTACCGCCCTCATTGCAACCTCACGGCCAATCATAAAACCATCTGCGTAACTACACTCGTCCATCTCCTCATCCGTCAGCCCGACCCACTCTTTAGTGGTGGGCACCACCATATACCCCACCGGTTCTGGGCTTACGATGAACCCTTTCTGGATATAGAGTGCATGAACCTCGGTATCGTTGGGGATGTCGTTAGCCAATGTTATAGCTTCTTCCCGACTCGCCTTGATGAAAGTCACAGCTTCTTGTATTTTCTTGGTCATGTGTTCTTCTCCTTTAGTTTGGCTTCACGTTGCACCCCCAAACATAATCCGAAACTGCACCTCTTGCGCTGCCCTCGCTGCGGCCCAAGCTGCGTCACCCGCTGTAACCAACGCTGCGTCACTTGATGCAATCCATGCTGCTGAAACCCACGCTGCTGAAACCCTCGCTGCCCTTTCTTCTGAAAACCCCGCTGCCCTCGCTGCAACCCACGTTGCGTCACTTGCTGCTGCCCAAGCTGCGTCACCCGCTGCGTCACCCGCTGCGTCACTTGCTGCAACACTTGCTGCGGCCCACGCTGCTGCCCTCGCTGCTGCCCTTTCTGCGGCCATCACTGCGACACTTTCTGCGGCCCTCGCTGAAACCAACGCTGCGGCCAGCTCACCATCTGTCGCTTGCCCGTCGGCATACCGCTCGGCCACATCAAGCGCGGTCAGTGATCTAGTGTCGGTCATCAGGTGCTGCACCTGCCTCGCGCACCACACTTTGTAGCGCTGCACTTGCGATTTATTATCTACGCATCGCAGTGCAAAAAGCGCATCGTCCAGCCCGTTGATATTGAGTATAGTCACCAGCGGCAACGGCTCATTGTCGGCTCTCAATTTGTCAGTCATTTTATTCACCCTCCCATTTTTCAATTGTGCGTAAAAACGCTTCTGCGCGTTGTGCTGCGGGGGCAAAGGCAGGGGTAGACCATCGCTCATTCATCTCCTCAAGCGAGTCAACATACGGTGCTATTTGCGCACTCGTCAGCACTTTCTCCGCTTCGTGCATGGCGTTTAAATCGTTGGGATAGTCAGGTACAAAATAATCTCTTGATCCATCCTTTCTCAACCCATGAAATTTCCCTGTAAAGTAATCGCCTCCTCCAGAGGTGAGCCGTTGTGGTTCTATTTCAGTCCACCCACACGCCTTCGCAATGGCGATACGTTGTGCTTCTGGTTTCATCATTCACCCTTTCTGATTGCTGCGGCAATGTCATATGCCATCAGTTCCTCTTGTCGTGAGTGTAGAGCGCCCGGATACTCCTCCGACACCTTCGCGCACCGTTCACGCTCGGCGGCTACCCCAGCAAGCCACGCATCTTTCCAGCACTCCCACATCACTTCGTTAGGCCAAAATCCACGCTTTATAAAAGCTTCCCGCGCCAGTGCAATAATTTCATCGGTTGTCATTTCCCGCCCTCCTTCACTTTACCTCCACCGCATGAACGAAAGGGTTGCACCTGCGAAGATTTTTTACCGTTGGTTGCGCTGACTCAAATGAGTCAAACACGGTCGCCTGATCGCGCCGGCTAAAGCTGCCAAATGCGTGCGACCAATAGATGTCCTTTCGCGAGGAAGGATATTCTGCTGCCTTGCTCGGTTCAGTCAAAATGACATAGCTCATTATTCAATCTCCTTGTCGATTAAGTCTTCGATGGCCTCACGCTCGGTGGTGCCGTATCCGATTGGATCCCCAGCGTCATACCCGTCACGGAGCGCCGTCCAATCAAAATTGTTTACGGGTATCGGCGGATTGATTCGTTCGGTGATGATCATTTGCCTGCCTCCTTAAGTGCCGCACGCACAAGCTCAAGCGCACGACGCGTGGTTATCGCAGGCTTTGTGCCACCGCAATTTGTGTTGAATTCCGGCGCGTAGCGCAAAATACTTTCCGCGGCGTCGAGTGCTTCAATAATTTTTTTGTCCATTTCATTCTCCATGTAGGCCCGCGGGATCTCAGGTGCGCCAGTGGTCTTGTCACAGATCATTAGCTGCCGACTCCACGCCTTCCTGAGCCCGCGGGTTTGGTTAAGGGGGCAAGCCCCCCCCTGCAATTTATTTTTAAGCCATCTTTCTCCAAGCCTGAACCCCGATCCAGCCTTTGAAAGTCTGCTCACCACGCGTCATGCGGTAGTGGACACGCGCCCCCTGCACATAGCGGCAGGTGTAGGTCTTGTCGCCCACTGACTTCTGTTCGCCGCTGTTGATCTTCGCAGGAGCTTCTTTGCGCTCGACCTCAATCAGCGCAGTGCCGTGAACCGAATTGGCTATTTCTTGCAGATAATTGGCAAAGTCTTCGCCTTTTTTTGCGCTTGAGCGCAGATTCCATTCCAGCACTTTTACAGCTTGCTGTTGCTCATATTCTTCCGCATCGGCAAAGTCAATTTCATACGGCTTCATGCACTGACCGCGAACCACTTTGGTGGGCTTTAATTTGCCAGCCAACACCTGATCTGCTTTCGCCAGCAACGTCACCACATCGGCGCGGACATCAGCAACAATCTTGTCGGCGGTGGTGCGGCTCACTTGCATCGGCTCGTGGCGGTCACCGCTGCACACGCCCTGAAACCAGCCGTTTTCCACTGTGTAGCCATGCTTCGACATAGCCCCGTTGACCACAGCTTGTTGGCGACCACAGCACTGGCAGTTACCGCGTATTTGCTTATCCATTTCGCCACTCCTTCGCTATCCGGTCACTTGACCGTAATGAAATATTAAATTAAACAAAGGGGGCGGTCAAGCCCCCCGTGTAAATATTTTTTATACGGCCTCGATCACTTTGGGGCGCTGAATAACCGTCTGGTTGACGCCGTTGTAGAGCACATGCTCTTTGACCGAGGCTTTGACGGTGACGGTCTCGCCCTTATCGCCGATGTCGGTGCGGCCCTTGTAGGTCACCACGTTGCCCTCGGCGGTGCGGGCGATCGTGATGAAGTTACGGCCGTAGAACTCGGACTCCAGCACGATGATGCGCTCGACCGTTATGGTCAGCGTAACCTTGTCGCCCACAGCCCCTAGGAAGGCGCTAGACGCGTTTTGAACGCGCTTGGCTACCTCTGCCTCAACCAGCGCAGCCTGACGCTCTGTGGGCGCTCTGAGCCAGTGCAGGAGGTCGGCAGCCAGCCTGTCCCAGAACGCCTGACCGTCGCCCACGCACAAGGTGGCGATTTTTGCCAAAAAGTCAGCATTGGCGGCGCGGTAGGCGGCTTCGGCGGTAGCACGCTCGGCGGCCTTGGCTGTTGCCGCCGCCTGTTCTGCCGCAAAACGCTTGGCGGCGCGGGTTGCCGCGGCTTTGTTGACGCGGGCCAGCTCGTCGGCGCTGAACAGGCGTTCCTGACGGGTAGCGCGAACGCCGGTGTTGCCGCAAGTCCAGCACTCGAACCCAGTCTTGCTAAAAGGCCGGTTGTTCTCAATGCCCATGATCCATAAGCGACGGCCGCCGATAACGTGGCAACGGTCGCAGACGATTTTGACCGTATGCACGGCCTTGCCGGCCTCATTGTGGTTGACGGTGCCGGTAAACTCTTGACCTTCGCGTGTGAATAATTGCATGGTGTTCTCCCGTATTCGCTGCCCGGTCACTCGACCGTAGTGGAATTATATATTAAACAATCATTCCTGTGCAATCTTTTTTACATGCTTCAAAAGTGCCTCTAAAAAGAACACTGCTTCACCCTCCGGAATGGTCGCCTGCGCTAATTTTTCGACCTCAAAAAAAGCAAATGACATGCCGGCATCAAACGCCCTGCTTTCAACCGCTTTTTCAAAATCTTCGTCGTTCATTGGCTTATTCCCTTTTTATTAAAGTCATGCCGTAATTGTTTATCGTTTTTGGTATTTCTAGTCCGGTTTTTTTTATCAGCTTGTTGCGCTTGAACCTGCGGTAATCAACATGGTGATGCCAGCGCCCGAATTTCCAAACAACCTTTGTTACATCAGGGTGCATCTCTTGCAATGCCTCTGCCATTTTCTTACGCCCATCGTCTGCATAAAGCTCGTCTGTGTTCCCTCCCTTCATGCGCAAGGTGGTGACCTTTCCAGCGAGGAACGCGTTAAAAAGAACCGTGACCCAGCCGTCCTTCAATACCCGCAGCGACAGGTCTGTGTCCTCGTTATATCGTCCGCGCCAACGATGCGGTATATCGTTCTTGATCAGGATGCATGAGTAGACTCGGGTGTTGAGATAGAACGGCGGAACGCGGTCTGTTGACTTGCAGAACGAATAATAATTAAACCCTGATATAGCCACGTTTTCGTAACGATCAACAAAATCTTCGGCGGCTTTGAATATTGCCCCCGTCTCTACTACCGGCCTTAGGTTACGATTCAAGCGGTTGAACGCTTCAATGTTGTCGTCGAGTATCCAATGCCTTTCGTGTTGCATAGAATGTTCCCATACCCAATTGCGCGCAGGGATTGAACCCTGACCGAGATTGCTGAACGGCAGCACAAGTATCTTTGCTGGGTCGATAACTGCTGCGTATTCGTCGTATTCCTGAGGCTCGATCACAATGTGATACGACACACCCATTCTTTCCAGAGTCTTGCTCGTCAACCTGCTTTTCCAACGGCCTTTCGAGATGATGTAAACAGGATATTTAGGATTCATCGACGTAGCGCAAGTTTGAATTTAATCCGCGAGTCAGTTGCGGGTGCCAAATACTTTTTGTTTTTGGCGTAAGCTTTTGACCGATTATCCGTGCAAATTCTTCAAGGTCTTCCTTGCATGAAAACCGCACAATAATCTTTGCATACGGCTCCTGTTTTTCTTGCACGAATTCCGGCATACCCTGCCACTCTGATCGGAATGACTCTTCAAGCCCTCCAAACAAGTCGGTCATCTGCTTATCCTCGTCCTGTAATCGCACCAGTCCCTGACCGTCCACATGCTGACGCCCAACGCCGCCGCGATCGTTAAGTATGATTGACCAAAGCGGTCACGCCGCCAACGCGCTGCCTGAATCACGTC